GCCCTGGTCGACGCCGGGTTGCAGCAGGTCCGCGCCCGCCAGTCTGTGCGCCAGTACCTCGGGGCTTCGCGCCTCGGGGTGGCCTGCGAGCGTGCGTTGCAGTTCGAGTACGCCAAGGCGCCCATCGACCACGGGCGAGACGTCCCCGGCCGGATGCTGCGCATCTTCGAGCGTGGCCATGTCATGGAGGACTGCATGGTCGCGTGGCTGCGGGACGCGGGTTTTGACCTGCGCACCCGCCAGGCAGACGGCGAGCAGATTGGTTTCTCGGTGGCTGACGGTCGCCTGCAGGGCCACGTCGACGGCGTCATCGTCGCGGGCCCCGAGGGCTTCGCCTATCCGGCGCTCTGGGAGTGCAAGTGCCTGGGCAACAAGTCCTGGAGCGATCTGGAGAAAAAGGGCTTGGCCATCTCCAAGCCCGTCTACGCCGCGCAGGTGGCGATCTACCAAGCCTATCTCGAACTGCACGAGCACCCGGCGATCTTCACGGCGCTCAACGCCGACACGATGGAGATCTACACCGAGCTCGTGCCCTTTGACGCGGCACTGGCCCAGCGCATGTCGGATCGGGCGGTGAAGGTCATCACGGCGACCGAGGCTGGCGAGCTTCTGCCACGCGCCTTCCACGACTCAACCCACTTCGAATGCCGGATGTGCGCCTGGCAAGACCGCTGCTGGAGCATGCAATGAACCATAACCAATCACAAGCACCAGCGGCGGAACCGATGGTGGGGGCACGCCACGCGGCGCGTCTGCTCAACCTTCCCCCGTATTTCCTCACCAAACCTCGGTGCCGCGCGTCCAAGCGCATTCCGCACTACCGGGTCGGCCAGATGGTTCGCTTCCGGCTGTCGGAGCTCAGGGCATGGGCAGTCACGCAAGGAGGGGCACATGAGTGACTACCGTGTTCGCGTCACCGTGCGAAATGCCCGTCTGCTGCGCGCCATCGAACGGGCGGGTCATAGGCCGGGCGCTCCGTTCGCAGACGTCGTCGGCATCAGCTACTACGGGGCGCTGTTGCCCTACATCAACCTCACGCGTTCTCCGCTCACGCCGGATGGCTTGCTGCGGGAATGCGCGTGGAGCCTTTGTGACTTCCTGAACGCATCCCCCTCCGATCTGTGGTCGGATGCCCAGCTCCGGCCGCTGGAAACGAACCATTCCAGCATCGATCTGGATGCAAACAGCGTGCAAGCCTTGTCCTGTGGAACGGCATCCGCCGACCCACTGCGGCTGGCCAGCCATGCGCAGGCAGGTCGCATCATTCAGGATGCACTCGATACGCTGACGCCCCGTGAGGCAGACGTGATCCGTGAGCGCTTCTTTGTCGGATCGTCGCTCGATGAGGTCGCCGAGAAGATGGAGGTCACGCGCGAGCGCATTCGCCAGATCGAGGGGAAGGCGCTGCGAAAGTTGCGACACGAATCTCGCATTCCGCACGAACTGGCTGGCATCGCCGATGTGATCGGGGGTGCCACCGATGCTTGACTTCAATGACACTCCAAAACCAGTCGAGACCGGGCGCATCCTTGATGACAGTGAACGTGAGGCGCTGCGTGCTGGGCTGATCGCTTGCCTTTCCTCGGTGCTTGCCACGATGTTCCCAGCTGGCAAGCGACGCCGGGGAAAGTTCCTGATCGGGGACGTGTTGGGTAGTCCTGGCGACAGCCTTGAGGTGGTTCTGGACGGTGAGAAGGCCGGGTTGTGGACGGATCGCGCGACTGGCGATGGCGGCGACATTTTTTCCTTGATCGCTGGGCATTCGGCGCTCGATATTCACACCGATTTCAATCGTGTGCTGGATGCGGCGGCTGATCTGCTCGGTCGCGCCCGCGAGATGCCAGTGCGCCGATCCGGCAAGAAGGACGTGCCGGTCGACGAACTTGGCCCAGCCACCGCCAAGTGGGACTACCTCGATGCGGCGGGCCATCTCATAGCCGTCGTCTACCGATACGACCCACCCGGGCAGAAGAAGCAGTTCCGGCCCTGGGATGCCAAGCGGCGCAAGATGGCACCGCCCGACCCGCGTCCGCTCTACAACCAGCCTGGGATGGCCAGCGCTGCGCGGGTGGTGCTGGTCGAGGGCGAGAAATGCGCGCAGGCCCTGATTGACGCGGGCGTCAATGCCACCACGGCGATGCACGGCGCGAACGCTCCGGTCGACAAGACCGACTGGTCACCGCTGTCCGGCAAGGCTGTGCTGATCTGGCCCGATCGCGATAAGCCGGGCTGGGAGTACGCCACGCAGGCGGCACAGGCCATCCTGTCGGCGGGAGCCAAATCCTGCCACATCCTGTACCCGCCCGAAGAAGCCGCCGAGGGCTGGGACGTGGCCGACGCCATTGCCGAGGGCTTCGATGTCGCCACCTTCCTCACCCATGGGCCACGCCTGCAGATGCACGACGTGGCCGATGACGTTGATCCGGTGGTCAGCAGTGACGAATCCGTCTGGGGTACGGAGGACGCGCTGGCGCTGTCCTTCACGCGCCGCTACCACCGCGACTGGCGATACGTGTCAGGCTGGGGCAAGTGGCTGGTGTGGGACGGACAACGCTGGCGCACTGAGGACACGCTGGCGGCCACGGACTTGATTCGCAGCGTCTGCCGCCAGACGGCAGTGCGTGCCGACAACCCCAAGGTCGCCGCCAAATTGGCCAGCGCAGGAACGGTCGGCGGCGTGGAGCGCCTGGCGCGTGCAGACCGCAGGCACGCGGCCACCACCGACGAATGGGATGCAGATACGTGGCTGCTCAACACGCCGGGGGGTGTGGTCGATCTCAAGACAGGCCGGATGCGCCCGCACGAGCGTGCCGACCGGATGACCAAGATCACCACAGCCACGCCCAGTGGCGACTGCCCGACCTGGAGGCAATTCATCGACGAGGTCACGGGTGGCGACAAGGAGCTGCAGTCCTACCTGCAACGGATGGTGGGCTATGCGCTGACCGGGTCGACGCAGGAGCACGCGCTGTTCTTCCTTTACGGTACGGGCGCGAACGGCAAGTCGGTGTTCGTCAACACGCTGGCCACCATCCTGGGTGATTACGCGACCAACGCGCCGATGGACACCTTCATGGAAACGCGCACCGACCGGCACCCGACCGATATGGCGGGACTTCGCGGCGCGCGCTTCGTGGCGGCCATCGAAACTGAGCAGGGCAAACGTTGGGCCGAGTCCAAGCTCAAGAACCTCACCGGTGGGGACAAGATCTCGGCGCGCTTCATGCGCCAGGACTTCTTCGAGTTCTTCCCGCAGTTCAAGTTGTTCGTGGCGGGCAACCACAAGCCCGCGATTCGCAATATCGACGAGGCGATGAAACGCAGGCTGCACCTGATCCCTTTCACGATCACCGTGCCGCCGCAGCAGCGGGACAAGAACCTGCAGCAGAAGCTCCTGGCCGAACGTGACGGCATCCTCGCGTGGGCCGTGCAGGGTTGTCTCGACTGGCAGCGCCACGGACGGCTAGCCCCGCCGCATCGCGTAGTGGAGGCGACCGAGGAGTATTTCGAAGCCGAGGACGCCCTGGGTCGCTGGCTTGATGAGCGTTGTGTGCGCGAGGCCAACGCCAAATCGCTGACCGCCGAGTTGTTCAACGATTGGAAGCAGTGGGCTGAAGCCGCTGGTGAGTTTGTCGGCGCACAACGCCGCTTTTCCGATCTGCTCATCACGCGTGGATTGGACAAATGGCGCAACGGGCTGGGCGTGCGCGGGTTCCAGGGCATTGGCCTCAAACACCCGCCGACGCCAGCCTATACCCCCTATGCGGACGCCTGATACCCATGAAAACCACGTGGTCTGACGCAGCTGACGCAGTTTGTCGTAACTCTTACGCGTGCGCGTGCGCGCTCGCCTCACGGAGGGTATCGATAAGCCGTGTCAGCTGCGTCAGACCCGATCAAATAAAGACTGACACATGAACACGACAACCATCCTCGCCCTCGATCTGGGCACCACCACCGGCTGGGCACTGGTCAGCCGCGACGGCAGCATCACCAGTGGCAGCCAATCCTTCAAACCCCAACGCTTCGAAGGCGGCGGCATGCGCTTCCTGCGGTTCAAGCGCTGGCTCACCGACATCAAGCAGTGCAACAACGGCATTGACCAGGTGGTCTTCGAAGAAGTCCGTCGCCACGTCGGTGTGGATGCTGCGCATGCGTATGGCGGCTTCATTGGCCAGCTGACTGCCTGGTGCGAGCACCACCAAATCCCGTACCAGGGCGTGCCTGTGGGCACGATCAAGAAGTACGCGACCGGCAAAGGCAACGCCAGCAAGGACGAGATGGTGGCATCCGTTC